TCCGCCACCGCAAGAACAGGGAGTCCGTAAGAAGGTCTACGGAATGGGTTTACATATGGGCGTCCGGTCCGTGGATCAATGCCGTAGTCAGTTCCCACTTGAATGGGTCCTTGAGCATATTGCGGTGTTTCATCACGTAAACGGTACTTGTCGGGGTCTAATGCGATAAGGTCCGCCCCAGTCGGCATTTCTTCTTGAGGCGGGTCTTCTGGAGCGTCAAAGAAACCGCCAGCATAAGCTGCGGTGCCTGCTAATGCTAAAGAAGGACCGTATGTCGCTAACATTCCCGGAGCGGCTCCGGCTGCTGCGGCTTTTCCTGCGGCTATTGCCTCACTTGCTATGGTGGCAGGGGCAGTAGCTAGAGGACCCTGATGGCCCAGTTCTAACAAGGTGTTTTGAATAGCTTCTTGTTTTGCCTGTGAAGCGGCTCGTGCTAAAGTTTCTGCGTCTTTTCCACCACGGAAGAGAATGTCTCCGGCTTTAGTGCTATAATCTTTAAAACGGTCCAAAATGCCGTCTCCAACGACGGCGCTGGTGTCCACCTTAGTCATAAACTCTGGAGGGGTTGTAGCTAAACTTTCCGCGCTGTAAACCTGACCAGCGTCGGGAGATTGAAGAAATTCAGCACCAGCATCCGCCCCTGTAAATGTAGCATCTGTAGCAATTTGACCGCTTGACGCCGTTCGTTCTAATGGCGTCAATCCGGGCTGATTAGCCCCTTTAATAATTGCATCAGTATACGAGTCACCTGTTAATTCAAGACCCGCGCCACTTTTGACTGCATCAACACTACCGGCTGTTGTTACATCTGCAACAGCAGCAGGTTGTAAAGAAGCGGACATTGCTTGAGTGAAACTACTCTGCATTGGGTTTGTAGCAACATTTTTAATGCCTTGTGTAAAACCTTTCATAAAGTTGCCCTTACCCGCAGCAAAACCACTTTGAACGCCTTGGCTTACACCGCCGATAGCTCCACCTACTAAAGCAGCAGTAAACGCTTGTTTTAAATCTCCGCCTTGTATTAGCGTACCAATACCAGCACCCAAAGCACCCGCGTACATCATGTTGAGACCCACACCTGCTGGGCCTAAAACAAACGGTAATATAATCGGAGCGGCTTTTTTAACAATCTTTACAACTTTTTTACCTACTTTTTTAACAGTTTTCGTAACTTTTTTTGCTAGCTTTGAAGCGCCTCTTCCAATTTTCTTAAAAATTTTTCCAATATTAAAAAACTCAGGTAAACCCGTGTCAGGGTTAATGGAATTTGCGCCAGATCCAACAACATAACGCTCCGGATCCTCTACTCCTAACTCTTCAAGATGTTCAAAAATGGAGTCACGGAGCTTTGGATTATCATTAATTAAGTCTTTTGGAATAATAAGCTCGCCTGTCTCAACGTGCGCTAGGGTATCATCGCCATAACGACCGTAAGAGGCCATGCGGGTTGCAACATCAGAAAAGTTTGCTATCCCTTTGCTTCCAAACTGTTCTTTAGCTTCTTCTCGTTCAAGTGCCGCGATTTCGTCGTCTTCCATATAGAAGTCGGCTATGCCTCCGGCTGGAAACTCAATAATTTTTTCTGCTGCCTGTGCCATTTACAAATTCCCTGATATAAGGTCTATCGCAGTCTACTCTTTTTTTAAACTTACGTCTACACTATGAAATAGCCACGGTTACAGTACCAACAGATCCTGTTGCGGACAAAGACCCGCTAAATATCTCTGTTTTACCAACTACTTTTAAAAAACCACCGTCTGCTATGTAAATATCACCTTGTTGTAGCAAGTTGTTGTTACCATCTGTAGGCACCTCTTGAAAGTTTAACTGAGGGTTTTGAGCCTGCCTTAAAAATATTTCCAACGCTCTAACTAAGTCACTCAAATATCTAGAGTCTACCTCTTGCGGAGGAGAAGGTAATCTGGGAAAAGGTGTTACGTTAGTAGCCACTATCTTCTCCCATCCTGTCTAATATCCACACGAGGACTACCCAGTCTCCATCTTACTCCCAACGCAGAGCAGTCCACTTTTATAGAAAAAGCCCTGCCACGTAGCCTAACGTCAGCCTTGTTAGTGTATTGCTCAAACGGAACAGTTGTAGAAACAGCAGTTCTATCTATTTTAGATATTTCAGATTGCAAATAATTACCCGCAGGAAAATTGTTAGATTGCAAGGTAACATTTACTGTGGGAGAACTAGTAGTAGATCCGTTAAATGTAAAGTCCGGTATTAATCTCCGGATAAACGTAAACTGATCACCATCTCCCATATCTATTGGGCTGGACTCTATTGTGGATGTCATTATAGCGCCGTCATCGCTATAACCAGTTTCGTGATTGTATAAGTAACCACCCTCTGCGGCTATCGGGAAGGTTCTTATACCCCTGTCTAAAAAAGCAGTTCTACTTAAAGTTCCATAATACCAAGTCTGCTCTGCATAATTGTAAATCACATAACGGTCATTCTCACCTGTTCCTCCGTTTGCAACAGAATTTGTGTCTGAACAATAGTACCAAACTATCTCACTAAACTCGGAAATCACTCCGGCAAACACTTTATGTGCTTGGTCGTAATTAAAATCAAAAAATACACGTTCTTTCACAGAACACGGTAACTGTTGTGTTTTACCGTCGTAAACATAGAAATTTTGCCTACCCATCCAAAACACAGCATCTTCTACTGCTATGGCTGCATTTGGACCCATAATAGTTGTATTTGATGCAAGAGGCTGAATACCAAAAGTAAAAGGAGCACCAATAAACTGCATTGAATGCACTGAACTATCCGTAAATATTATGATTTCACGTTTAGTTTCTATAGCTCTCACAAACTCGGAACCAGAACCAATCCTTAAATCACCCGCCGTATTAGTGGCTTTAGGGTTCCAATCAGTTAAAGACTCTTGATCTGAAAAACGTATGAGCAAAGGGTCTTGTGTTGAACTCCCGACAGGATTTGTGCCAAAAGCAATTACATGGCGATCTACATCTGAAACCATTATCTGTTTTGCTGTTATAGGAGTTTCTTCTGCCCCAGATACTGTTCCTATTTCTACCGCTCTTGTAGTGACTCCACTGCTTTTATCCCAGTAAAAAATTGAACCGTCTCTGGGGTTTATTAATAGATCTTCCCCAAAGTTATCATGGCTCCACATCCGTAAAGAAGTAGTAACACCTATGGTAGCTCCGGAACCCCAAGTGCCTCTGCCCCAAGTTCCAGCACCCCAACCAGTGCCACCAACACCTGTATTCAAACCAGCATTGATTTGATATTCACCATCAACACCAGAGCCGCCATTACCACTGTCACTAGAATTCGCCGTTACAGCGGCCCCTGTTGTATCTTTAGCTGTAAAAGTATACGTATTTCCAGTAGGGACTGAGTCTATCTGATACTCTTGGTTAAGAACCGCGGCAGTAATATTACCCCCTAAACTAACTGCACCAGATATGGTTACAAAATCACCCTGCACTGCGCCATGTGTGGAGTCCGTAGCTGTAATCGTAGAGGAACCATCTGTCGCAGAAAACGTAATGCCGTTAGTGGTTGTGGCCCTTATAGGGGTAACATCATAAAATGCTTGGCCTTGCTCTATGTAATATTTTAGGTGCGTTCCAACACCCAAAAAATCAGACCCATCAAGCGCAACCCAATTAAATAACGCCCTAGCTGTGCCGAGATAAGTGTTTGAAGAATATTTTTCCCAACCGCCAATTACTTCAGGAAAACCTTGCCTAAAACGCACCTTATCACAATCAACCCAACCACCCTCATTAGAATAAGATGTTACATCGCGGTTAATTCCGGGTCTAAATTGTAGTTTGGTTAAAGGCACAGATGGCTCCTTTATATGGCATCAGGCCAGTCAACAATCGGGGCATTTCCAGTTGGCTCACCATTTGAATCGACAGGCGTGTCATATAGAGCCATGAATGCAGCGAGGTCACTGGCATTAGTGATAGCTGTTTCGATATTATTGCTGGCTGTACGAACAGCAGCCCTATAAGTTGTAACACTTGACGGCACAGAATAAGACTCAACTTCTGTTGCTTTGATAACTTGCCAATCATACGGAGCAAGCAAGCTAGCCGCTTGAGCTTTCGCTGTCTCAATGGCAACAGTCTTTAGTCCTTTGGTCACAAGCTGGTTGCCATCAATGTCGAGGATTGCCTTACCATCCTCATCCACCTCGTTGATATCTGTCAGTGATCTAGGGATTAGCTCACCATCAGAATCACGCCCCCAATAAAACCTGTTATCGTGTGCGGCTACTTCATCTTCCCAAGTAAGGCCAATCGCAGCTTTTTCATCTGCGCTTAGGTTATTCCACACAGCAGGATATTGTGTGCCGTTGTTATCGACCCACGCCTTGCCAACTCGTATGATTCGACCTGAATATTTCCACGGCATTAGTTTCTCCTATCGTGCATTACTAAATTTGAAGGGTTGGTCAGCAAAGGCGAGATAGATGTAGGTGCCGCCTGATGCGTTGAAACCACTGTCTGATGTTCTTAACTTAAAACCGTTAGAAAGATAATCTGCAAAATCTACGTTAGTGCCTTCTGACCCACTGCTGTTTGGGTTTAGTCTTGCATCAGCCACATTAAATGGATCACGTTTATTATCAATAATCATCCATCCCACAGCACTGTCTGTGCGTTTCAAAATAATTAGTGCGGGCCTAAACCCAAGATGTACATACGTTCCATCTGCATTTCCATTTCCAGTGTAGCTGCTCATCTTTGAGTATCCAGAAATTTCTGCGAAACAATATGCAACCATTGTATCGCTTCCCCACCCATGTGAAACAAATGTGGTAGAAGTTGGCGCGGTTTGAGCGTAATCAGATTTCGCCCCAGTGCTATTTAATTTTAGGTAATCATATGAACCATCAACGGCTGTTGTGTAAAACCACCAATCACTTGTGCCGCTTCTCTTCTTTTGTATAACAATTTTAGGCGTAGCCCCTAAACCATGCCCAACGGTAGTTTGCCCACCATCGCCTGTCCAAGTAACGATGCTAAAACCTGCCGTTGTATTTGCAGATACAGACGATGTGATTGACCCATTATTATTTGTAACGGCAGAACCTCCAGCAAGCCAGTTCCAAGCTACCATACTTGTGCCAGAACCGTTAGTACCAGCTTGTGTTCCTAAGGAAAAACCATCAGAGTCAAAAGAAGTTAATCCAGTTTCTGTGTATTCTTCTCCAGTGCTGTGAGTGGAAAGTCCTTTCCCAGCCCCTCTTACAACATCATAATAACGATGACCAGAAGCATCACTTCTGGATTTCATCCAAATCCAATCAGGCCTGAAGCCAACACCTGTTACAGAGCGTGATGAGCCCGTTCCAGTATAAAGCACCGTATTAAAATTTTCAGTGCCATCAATAATTGCAACGTCGGGCAAATTCTGCGAACACAAGGCAAGGAACCCGCTTGGCGGCGCGTAGGCAAAGCTGCCATGACCGTTGCCATCTGCGTTAGAGTTAGCTGTAGCTATTGCACCAGCAAATGAACTGTCTTGACCAGCGTTAAAAGTAAATGTGCTGTTTCTACTGCTATTATTATCTAAATCAGAACAAGCTGGAAAATATGTCCCGCTAATGCCGGTAAACGCCTGTCCTTGAGTAGAGCCGTTTTTATAAAATGTAAGTGTGCCATTGTCCATATCAACAGCTATTCCGATAATATCTCCAGTTGTAAAGGATGCGCCATAAGAACTTGCTGTGCCCCCTGTTATTTTATTTCCATTATCGGAACGATAAGAATAACTATCACCTTGCCCCGCATATTGAGTATCAGGATTAACTGTATCAGCAACAATCCCAAATATTCCATACGCTGATGCTGTAGCGTTCCAAAGAAATTCAAAATACCATTTGCCAGACGAAAAACCGTGTGTTGCTCTATTATGGCTATATACTGCATTTGATAAGGTAGTTGCTAGCTTGAGATTACCTTCGCTATATGTATCAGAGAGAGTTCCAACTAATGGATTTAGCGTAGCAAAATTATTGGTAGGCACATCAGGCACACTATCCCGATAGTCGAGATTTACAGGTGTAAAATGATTGCCATTGCTTGATACATCTTTGAAGAACGCAGCTTCACGGGTGTCGGCAAAGGCCATGTAGATGTATTCTGTAGAGTTAGTGTTATAATTACCAATATTAGTATTTATTTTGAAGCCAGTGTCGGTAAATTCGACATTTGAAGGAGAGGACATAGAAACAGTTGCGCTGCTAGAATTGGGTTGTAATATTTCTACTTTTTTATCTTGACCTTCTCTTGTAGCATCTACAATATTCCACGGCTCACTGCCCGATGTAGCTTTCACCATAAGCCATGCCGGACGGAAACCAGTCGTTACTGTAGGCCCTGTTGTAGACCCATTCCCTGTGTATGAATCAAACTTTGAGTAGCTAGTAATATCTGTCCAAGCGTAAAAAACTAAATCTTCACCTGAGTTAAATGCTGCACCGACAGTGAATACAGTTGAGGTTGGTGCGGTATCTCCCCAAAAAGTTGAATCATCCGCAGTGGCATCAGTGCTATTTAATCGTAAATAATCTGTTTCAGGGTTTGCAGTGTTAGCAGAGTGATAAACAGCCCAGCTTCCTGTTCCATCTAGACGCTTTACAATCAGCCAGTCAGGAGCAGCCCCAAGACCATGAGCTACTGTTTCATTACCAGAACCTTTTGTAAAAGTTCCAATCGAAAAACCTCTAGCAGTATTTGCTGACAACTTAGTCGCAGCTATTGAACCAGCTAAGGCAGAACCAAGATTAGACCCATCTATTTTTACAGAGCCTGCTGTTGGGGTTGCCCCTGCGCCAGCACTGTTAGTTGCTGTTGGTGCGCCGCCAGCTTCCCAGCACCACGCAACCATTGAACTACCATTGTTGTTGTAAGTTCCATCTTCAAATTGTCCGACAGAAAATCCATCTGCATCAAAACTAATCAAATCTTTGTCGGTTGCGGCATCGGCAGATACTTCTGCATTTGTGGCATTTGATATAAGGTTTCGGCCTCGTCCCCGAACAACATCTGACCAAGCATGAGAATTTCCGTTATCACGGTCTTTCACCCAAACTAAGCCCGGAGAAAATCCCAAACCGCTGATACTTTGGGTCGTTGAATTTCCTTCATAAATCGCTGTGTTAAACCCCTCACTAACCACATCATCTTTAAACGTTAGGTGAAAACCATTAGTTCCGAATGTCAGTCCGCTAGTATCTTTTGGTATCCAGATGCCGTTCTTTGTCTCGCCGAAGCTAGATGGAGTTAATGCAGCCCCATCAATAAAATTAACTTCAGCTATGTACCCATCGAAATATGCGCCACCAATCCCAGAGCCAATTCGATGGTCTACTGCGGCATTAGTTCTAGTATCCGCATTTTGCGTTGGATAAGTAGATATTGAAAAATCCGTTAATTGAGTTCCGTTTACATAAAACTTTACTCTGTTTGCAGCAGTGCCTTGAGCCGTATCAACAGCAAGCACAATATGATACCACGCAGATGTGTCACGCAGTAGCGCAGTTGCCCGAACTTGATAAACATATACTGAACCATTCCAGTAAGCATATTCAAATTGGTCAGTAGAACTATTACTAATTTTTATAAATTCAAATGCGCTTGCAGTACCTACACCTAAAAGATAACCGTCTATATCTAATGTTGATTTTTTTACCCATGCGCTAAAAGTCCATAATCTTTGGTTGCCAGCAGAGGCTGGAGTTCTACTTAAGGCTGATGATTTGTTTTGGTCAAACTTTAAAGATTGATCAAGCAGTAACTTGTAAAAGCCTGTGCTTACTTCACCTGAACCCGCTGCTTGAATTATACTCATGGTTTAGTCCTAAGTTAAAATAGCCGTAGCACCTACAAGAATTGTATTATTCCCACTAGCCGCAGTTACATAATATGTCACAAAGTAAGTGCCTGTTGCACTCAGAGCGGTCAAAACATCTGCATTTATGGCTACATCTGCATGTGCGCTAACCGTATGATTTCCACCATTAACAAATTTAATACAGCCTGATTGACCAGCAGCTTTATTTGTAAATGTCATAGTGACACTTCCAGCTGTTGTCGTAGTAAAATTATTCCCTACTTCCAAATCATAAGTTGCATCATTTTCAGCGGTTATTGTGCTACCGATCGCCCTGCCGACCACTGTAACGTCATCATTTACAGTTAAAATTGTTGTGCCAGTTGCAATTGAGGCAACGGTAGCATCCGCATCATTTTTAATAGTAACATCTGATGTAGAGCCTTGACCTGTTAAGATCAGCCCCTCTGCCGCAGTAAAACCAATCGCTGCATCATCTCCAGCAGCAGTATCCCCAGTTGCTTGCAAAGTTCCTGCCGCAACAATATCGGCAGCCGCGTTAAATGTACCAGCTATGGATAAGTCAGTAAGGGCATCAACTACCGCCGCACCACTTCCTGCACCATCCAAATAAACCATAGATACCTGACCATTTGGTATGGTTACATTTGCTCCAGATCCTTGACTAATTATAATACTATAAGGACCAGAGCTACCGCTATCTGTAGTAGCGTTCTCAATTATATGAACTCTACTTATAGTATTTGGGGCTATTGTAATTGTGCAGTTAGAATCTAAAGCACCTGTGTATTTGATATACATAGACCTAGCAGGGTCAGTTGACCCATCTGCAACAGTGCTTGTGTGCGTATCAGCATTCGTAGTTATAGCCTCTGTGCCATAACTTAAAGCCTCTCCAATAAGCTCAAGGTTGGTATTTGTTGTAGTTCCCCAAGTACCAGAACCATCGCCAGTACCTAGCTCATTAAGTCTTAAATCATTTACATAGGTGCTTGCCATTTTTCTGTCCTTACGCTGCTATATCTGTCCAATTGGGTGTTTGTGAAACTGTGACTCCTGTCCAACTAGGTGTTTGTGACGGAACTATTGGTCTATAAAGTATTTCCTCTCCTACCGCACCTGTTCCGGATACTCCTGTAGGAAACACGCCTATTGAAGCTATAGGTGCTACCGTCCCGGTTCCTAAGGTAGCAGTTGATGAAACTCCTGTAACTGCGAAAGTTGCTGCGCCTGTTTCGGTAATGTTTCCTAACGCACTTGTTCCGGCAAACCCAGTAACCGCAAAAGCTGCTGCACCTAGTACGCTAACAGATCCTACCGCACCCGTTCCAGCAACCCCTGTTACAGAGACTTCCAAAACATTTTGTACAGTGGGGGACCCTAATGCGGTAGTCCCGGCAACTCCTGTTACAGCGAGTGGAACACTTTGGTTCCACGCACCTTCACCCCAAGTTCCTCTACCCCATCCTGTTAACGACATAGGCTACCTCATTAGGCTATCCGAATGATTGCGTTACTTGCATCTGCTGTCGGGAACTGAATGGTGAATGTCCCAGAGGTAGATGTTTTATTTGAAGAAAAATCCAATACCGCTACAGCTTTATTACTGTTCGTGCTATTATAAATCAAAGCACCCATTGCTGTAATAGTAGCTGTAGTAAAACTTAAATCACCAAAATCAGTCAATGCCGTCGTGCCTGAAGTGGTTGGTGCAACTTTAGTTAATGTGCCTCCACCAGTAGCATATGTCCCACTAGAGGCTACTTCACCAGTGGTGGTAAATGCTGTGGTAGTTGCACCCAAAGTTGCTGTGGTGCTTGACTTTCCACCACTGCCCTCTGCGTATAGGGCAAGCTTGAAAGCGTTGCCGTTTGTTGCGAAGTTGTGTGTGCCCAACATCAATTCTTGCTTGAATGCTGTACACATTGCTTGTGCTATTGCCATTACAGTCTCCCTATAGCGTCAGCTAGTTGATGTTGACCCGCCTCACGGACCTTCGCGCAAATTGTAGCACGTTCTTCCTTTCTAGCCAACTCTACGTAATATTGCACTAAATTTCTTACTTTATCCTTAAAAGCCTCTGCCTGTAGCCGAATAGGCTCCGGGGCCTCGTCAGATATGTACATTATCTTATTTGCAGCCATTTCTGCAATCTGATCATTAGATAAACCACCGTTGTTAGACGAAACAACATTAACGGACCCCACTGATCCAAAATTAACTTCAAACATTATCGTGTCTCCCAAAAATAATAGGGTCCGACTCCACCGGTTCCGGCGGCTTTATCTCAGACTGTCTTGTTATCAAGATATTACCCTCTTGGACTGTTTGCACTAAAGGATCGTTCAATCTATGATAACCGTAAAGTTTTTCGTTTTCTGGAACATTTGTATCCAACAAACCAGAACGGTGTGCAATTTCAAGTTTAATTCCTTTAGATGCCGCTATAGCACACCAAAACTCTACGCAAGCTCTTCCGGATTCTGCCATGTTTACATTTTTGTAAGTAAAATCAATGCCGTACAAACAAATCTTTTTTACTTTTTTCCACACAGCATATGCAACAGCATATGCAACAGTGTTGTTAAAATAACAGTAACCGGTTGATTTAACTACTTTTTCTAAGGGGTATAACTCTATAGCTGGGAAATCTTTATGTTGAACACAGGAATATATAGGTTTTGTGTTTTTAGTTAAAAACTCTCGTGCTATGCCTGTTTGTGATCCCGCATTTTCTGTATCTACGAAACGGGTGACGGGGTCCATCATAAATGTCCTATCGACGTGTATAATTCCGCCGATACAGTTTATTCCCCAAATTTCATCAAATTCTTGAGAGGCTACTCGTGCAGCTATATAATCTGCATAGCTGCCGCCTAAACCAACAATAGCAATTTTCACGAACGGGCCCTTCTTGGTAGCCCCTGCCTGTTTGCATCATCATTTTCACGAGCCTCGCCTAAGTCTTTTAACCTAACTAAGGACTCTATAAATCTTTCACTGTACATCTTCATTACATCAGCTTCACCTTTCATAAAGGTGTAAGCCTCCACAAGACTTCCATATAAAAGAGCGTTAGGTGCGTTTTCGCTTAACCAAGTTAATGTTGTATCGGCAGAGGTCGATACAACCGTCCCGGTAGCCCCACTTGTGCCCCCTGTAACCGTTTCCCCAACAGTAAAGTCCCCCGTAGGAAGAACTATTACAAATACAGTAGCTGACGTAATCGAATTAATCGTGGTGCTCTCTCCGCTAGTTCCACCTGTAATGGTTTCATTAGCAGCAAACGTGCCAGTAACACTGCTTACCGTTAGACTAACCTTACTTTTTGTTAAACTAACAGGTCTGTAATAATAATGAATTTCTGTCTCAAAAGATGCGTTTGGCGTAGGTGCAAGTATAAAGTTATTTACGTCATACATGGCGTAGTATTTTGGAACACCCGTGGTCGATGAATTAGGGTTATACTCTTGCACAAAATTAACATCTTTTTGTAACAAAAATTCTTTAGAACTAGAGTTCACTATGGATAAACTAAAAGAAGCTAAATAATCATCTGGTGTGGCCATAAATTGATTACCAGAAGTCATTGTTCCAGATGCATTTTTCCTAAAAAACTCCAGATCAACACTTTTAAATATACGTTCCTCCGCAGATCGAATAAACGTATCTAAATGAGACACAAAAACTGTTTCTTGGTTGTCTGTGTAATTTTTTACAGCCGTTTTTAACTCTGTGTAGGTATAGCTCATGGTGTGTTCGCCTGTCCGCCCATGCCACTGTGGATAGTGCAGTAGTAATACAGCGTTGGGGCTCCCACGGCAACTGTACGCCCCAGATGAGCCCGGTGTCCCATTCGTGGTCACTCCGGTAGTATACTGTGTTCCTCCACTGTGAGTGCCATTAGAAGTTGTTGAAAACCTGAGAGGATGTCCTGAATTACTACTATCTGATTGATCAAAACGATACGTGCTTCCCTCTGATAAGTTGACAGTAGCTTGTTGTGACCCATCTATATAATATTTATTTCCATAACCCGTGCTTACAACTGTGACTGTGTAAGTTGCAGCTACACTGGTGCTTGTTCCAGAGGCCGTGACAGTCCCAACCGAGCCTGTCCCAGAAACACCTGTAATCGACGTAGTAGTGGGTGTGATAACATCCCCACCAAAAGTAACTGTGCCTATATCCCCGGCAATCGCAGGGAGTTTAGGGTCATAACTAAGAGTGCTTTGATTAAAAATTGGAAGAGTAATTGTTACACTTTCAGTAGAAACCTCAGGGCCGTCTGGACGAGGGTCTCGTAAAGTCTGTGGATCAAACACTTTACGAAAGGGACCTAACTGTGGATGCTTTCTTTCAAACTCGTCTTTTCCAACAAGCAAACCATTCCACTCTTTACGCATGTCTTTGTATTTATAGCGAAGTCCGGAACGGTCTGAAATAGCGTAAGCGTATTTTCCTGTTGCATACCGAGCCATTAGTTTGTCCTAAAATAAGTGTATTCAGGAGTTACTGTAAAACTGGACCGATCACGGTCCTCTCCCATAGCCCTTTCAAACTCTTCTTCATAAATGGCTTTTAACATTTGGGTCCGGTTAGGCGCTCTCTTTAAAGATATGTAATAAGCTAACCCAGCAGCTAGACAGGGATAAAATCGAAACGGAACGTCCATTGTATTAATTGCAGTGTCGCCATCGTCAATACGTGTTAACGCATTATACACAATAACGTCTGTGCTATTATCCGGGGTAGGCCATACACGAAGACTAGGCGTTACTTGCCTGTCTAGAAAAAACTGTGTGGGACGACCCTCTGTAGATTTTTTTGGAATATTTAAGTCATCGTCCCGGCTAACACGAGTCAAAGCAAAATCTGTACTGCTACGAGTTACCACTGCGCTTAATATATCAATAACATCTGCGGATAAAGCGTAAGTTCTAGTACCAGAGGTAAGAGCTTGCGTTCTTTGTGCAATGGTCCACTGATTTAAACCTCGGTTAGCCCACTCTGCTAACATAAGATTTAACGAACGCCTAGCCGTAACCAGATCATAGCCTGTTCGCACCTCTAAGCCGCAACGCTCAAACGCTTCTTCAACATACTCAGCTACGTCTAATTCAAAGTTTACGCTTCCTGATACCGCCATTATTTATCCTTCGCATACAAATTATCGAAGATCTGATTTACATCCATTGTATAGTCTAAATCAGATTTTGAATAGTGTATATGCTGTGAGGGTAGAAAATCGGGTGCCCCTTGCCCTGTTTCAAACCAAGCAGGATGTGTGACCCGGACACGATTATTAGGTAAGGCAACGATGTTACCCGTGTACGGACCAGCATCTAGAAGCTCTAGAACATGACTTTGTTTGTGCTGCGCCGGATCATCAGCGATCTCACTCTCCGTATAATCTACCGTAAAGTAGTATTTGGCCGGATAAAACTCAGGTCCTATCTTGGCGATCCAAGGACACGGATGAGCACGGTCTAAACGATAAACTGCGTGTGTATGGGACATACAGTCCCAAGGTTGCGCCAAATGGACAGGCATGGGTTCTGGCCATTCTTCAAAAGGCGTGTCCCCAACAAGCGCAGTTATGGGCATTCTAGCCCACATCGCGCCTCCGTGCACATTCTGTTCATCCGTGTCATCGGTTTCACAGCCGGTGAATATCATCTGAAAACTTAAACACCGGCTGGGCATTGTGGTAACTGCAATTGCCATAGCGTGAAGAAACTCGCCATGATAATTAGAGTGATTACACGTATACTCTCTTCGCACCCAACACTTGAAATGCGGAATATTACTTTGAAGATAGGGCAAGATCTTATACCTTGCCGCCTTTGGCCATGCCCTTCTTCTTCATCATGCCACCACCGGCCATCTTTTGGACCTTGCCGCCTTTGGCCATGCCTTTTTTCTTCATCATGCCGCCGTTGGCCATCTTCTGAACCTTGCCACCTTTAGCGTAGCCCTTCTTCTTCATGCCGACTTTACCGCCTCTAGCCATGCCTTTAGCTTTTACCTTACCTCCTTTAGCCATGCCTTTTTTCTTCATGGTAGGGGCTACGTTGCCAACAAGGCTAGACGCATACTCATCCATAGTCATAAATTCTTTTGCCATTTTTCGCTCCTATGCAATCTTGGTGCGTTTTCTTCTGTTAGCCATTACAGCGCCGCATCCTCGCGCTACAACAGTTCCGGGTATATTTTTACCCCTAAACGGTCTTTTAGGCTTGGTTACAGCCCCACCGTTTTTTAAATTCGTTACCTTCGCAGCTTTTGTATTAGCAACCGTAGTCTTTCCTTTAGCGCCTGCCTTTTTCTTTTTACGTGCTGTCGTAGCGCGTTCACTCTTGGATAGACTATTAGCTTTAGATCTAGGCAAGCAACGATCAGGGTTTTTCTTATCTTTTGAAGTACCACATGGGCCTTTGATAGAGCCATCAGATCCAATCCTTACCCAGTCTTGTTTCAGCCATTGTTTTAACTGTCCCATTATGCAGTTCCTTGCTGCCTTCGTATTGCATTTTTACCAGCCTTAGCTATTTTAGCTTGTTCCATTTTTCCTGCAACTTTTGCTCTTTGCTCTAAAACTGTAAGTATTTGTATCTTTCTAGCAAACGGTTTTTTTATCTTTTTAACTTTAGCAACGGTAGCCCTTGCGTCAGCAGGTGTAGCAAACTTTATGGAAACAGTATCTTTTGGGTTTTCATCTGTATACAAACGTCTACCCGTTCCTTTTGGTTTTTTACCCGTACCTTTTTTAGGATCTTTTGCGTTTCCCATTTTTTACCAACTTAGATAATGTACGTGCTTGGCCAGCGTGTGTTTTAGAGGCTTTTTTCAAACCTTTAATAACTTTTTTCACTCTTTTCTTATTCGGAGATGTTAAACTCATCGGCCTTTCCTTTTACCACCTTTTGATTTTTTAGCATAGTTAGGGTCTTTACAGTATTTTGAGGCGGCCAAGTTTGCATACGCTGACGGGTATGTGTCAAATGTGCGTTTGGCCCACGCCTTGCCTTCGGGACAGATCTTACCACCACTTTTCACTTTCCCCCCTTTTTTCATGCGTACAACACTACTTTTACGAGTAGGGCAGGCTCCTGCCCCTAGATTGACGGCGCTAGTCATGTTAAACCTCACTTATCTTTTATAAACAGCATTGTTTTCAAAGCTACGCCCCGTGAACTCTTCCCACATAGGCTTCAGCATGACATGTAACTCATCTATCTTTTTACTATTCTGTTCTGTTTGTACAGACATAACAGCTATGTTCTTGTCCACGTCAATCAGAGTAGACGATATCCAAGTAACCCCTGTTACGCATATACCCACTAAAGCAACAAAAAGGGTGCCTACCACAAACTGTTGATTTAACATTTCCATCTCCTACGAGCCGCGCAAATGCGCTTTTTAGGCGTTTTCTTACAGTTTATGTTATGCATCTTCATCTGGCCTTTAGAACGACTACAGTATGATTTACGACGCTTTGCATCTTTGCTACCCGGTTTTACTTTTCCCGTCACAGCCGTTTTTAACTTAGAACCGGGATTAGCTTTTCTATAAGCTGCAACACCAGCTTTTGTCATTCCCGCCCCAGCTTTTGTGGGACGGAAATTTTTTTTGTTACGCTTTGGCATCGTAGCTTTACGAGGTGCCATCTAACTACTCCCTACGCATACTTCTTACGCATGTATAACATAATCGTATAAGTGTCCGCAGAAGAGTGACCAACAGTTGTGAACAAAATATCACCAGTTTTTCCACTGCCTGCATTATTAGTTAAACCGCCAAAAGAGTTGTAATCGTGATGACCACTTTGGTTTTCACCCAACTCAATACAGAAAGCATTAGAGGTGGCGTCAAACAGGATTATTACTTTCATCCCGTTACACTGCCACCAAATACGTTCTATAACGACTTCACTACATGCAACACCGTCTAAACTACTGGCTAAAGCCGATACATCTACCTTTTTTACAGCAGATTCACCAGTCCCGTCAGAGACGTTGGTAAACTTCATAACGGCATGTTTAGGACCGTCAATCAGAGTTTGTGAGGTTACTGCATCTGCCATGTAAATCTCCTCTCGTTACTAGGCTTCGTAGCCCATCAATTCAATGAAGAGTTTACCAGCAGTGTAATCAGCATCCGTTGTGGCACCAAGGGTCAAATACAAAAACTCATCTGCGGCGGGCACAGCCGTAAAGTATACCTTACTGCCTAATGTGGCGTCTCCAGCGTCAACTAACAAAGTTTCTGTCAAACTAGAAATAGCTCCGTCTTCAACACCTGTGCCCTCTGTGGCAGAGTGCACGTTAATATCTGGATCACCGCCAGCAGGTGCCTCAAAACACTCCATGCTGCCTGTTAAGATTGTGCCGTTTCTGGCAGCAGTAATCTGACCAATGTGACACACATTTGAAGTACCATTCACTCCAATGATGTCTCCGCTTGCGGTAGAACGCAGTCCAGTCAGGTCAATAAGAATACGAGTTGTAATAATTCCGCCTACACGCTGCACAGAACTACGATAAATAGTGCCCGTGCCGCCTGTAATTCCAGTGCCAGCTTCTACGGCCATTGTGTTTGCATCAAATGAAGACACGCCAGTTGAACTGATACTTGAAAGAGTTGTGAACGCACCGGTAGAGGAGTTTTTGCTAACAGAGGTAAAACCACCTTGTGAGCGAACTGCACCGGTAAAAGTTGTAGTAGCCATGTCAATACTCCTGTCTTGGCTAATGTCAGCCCCCTATGGGCTGTCAGGATGGACATAACCATACAACAAAAAAGAGCGGCTGTGAAGCCGCTCTTTAAAACCTCTACGGGAGGAGAGGTTGTTAGGCTGCGCCCGGTGTTCCAAACACACAACGCCAATCAGAAACGCCGAAGCTGTAACGCTCACGGGCCTTAAACCGCATGTTGCCGGTGTCAAAGTCACCTTCCATTGCAGTTTTGATTGGAGAACGGTTGAAGTATTTGAAACCGTTTGGAGCATCGGTTTTGATGAAGAACGCATCTGTGTCTGTCAAGAAGTGGTTAACTACTGCTCCTTCAGGAAGCATACCCATGTTCTTGATAGCATTTGCGTCGTTATCAGCCGTTGCTGAACGCAAGTTTGAGTTGATCACACGCTCTGCGATAAACTGCAATTCTTTCGGAATGATAAGCTTCATTCCACGAACTGCAATCTTCAGACCACGCTCATCCGTGAAACCAGCGATATCAATCAACATTTGCTCAAGCGAAGTTTCGTTCAAGTCAGCAGCCGTTGAAAGCAAATTACGCTGGTTACCTGTGAGTGATGGGTGTGATGAAGAACAAAGTGCTGCACCGTCACCGATTGCAGATGCGCCTGTGCTGAACGCATTGTTCAGAATAGCCGCAGCTTTAATCTGCTTGGTCTGGGCCATAGAG